AGAAGATAAGAAAGAACCCCCTAAAGCCCCCCAAGGGGGCAAGCGGCCGAGCAAATACGATTTGGCGGAGGACGCCAAGCCGGTCCTCCAGGCCTACGTCGGGGAGGACGGGGAGCTGCACCGGGCGCTGGCTGACCTCATTGAGATCCGGGTGGCCAAGAGGGCCATCAACTCCAAGCGGGCGATCGTGTCCCTGCTGCGGGAGCTGGACCGGCTCAGCGAGGGCCGCCGGGAGGACAAGCTGCTGCTGATCCGCCAGTCGGTGACCAACAGCTGGAAGTCTGTCTTCCCCCTGCGGCAGGGCGGTGCCCAGAGAGCGGAGCCCTCCCAGCCCACCATTGTGGCCCGGGAGGAGGTGGCCACATGGTAGCGCGGGAGGCGGACAAGCTCTCCGCCCAGGTGGCGGTGCTGGGCTCCCTGCTCATTGAGCCCAGGCTGGTGGGGCAGGCCCTGGAACGGATCCGCCCCGAGGATTTTCTCACCCCCAAGTGCCGCATGGTGTTCCAGGCCATTCAGGCGCTGTTTGCCGAGGGCAAGCCCACCGATGCGGTGACCGTCCGGAGCAGGCTGGGGGGCCGGGAGGGCGACGGTTGGACCCAGTACCTGATGGAGCTCATGGAACTCACCCCCACGGCGTCCAACATCTGGGAGTACGCCTCCATCATGCGGGCGCAGGCCCGGAAAGCCAGGCGGAATGAACTGGCCAGGATGCTCATGGAGGCCGAGGACGACGAGCAGGAACAGAAGTACATGAACCAGCTCAACGCGCTGAGGGTGGACCGCCGGGGTATCCGGCGGATGGATATGTCCGAGATGCTCCTGGCCTTTGCCGAGCGGCACAGCGGCGAGCCGGTGGCTTACATGACCTGGGGCCTGCCCAAGCTGGACGCGGGTACATACACCGAGATGGGGGACATGGTGGTGCTGGGGGGCTACCCCTCCGCAGGCAAGACCGCCCTGGCGGTGTCCATGGCCTACCACCAGGCCAGGACGCACCGGGTGGGGTTTTACAGCCTGGAGACCAACCAGTACAAGCTGGCCGACCGCCTGGTCGCCAACCTGGCGGGGATCGAGATGCCCACCATCAAGCGCAACGAGATCTCGGAGGAGGAGTGGGGCCGCTTTACCGCCTGCTCCGACCGAATCCGGGCCCACTCGCTGGAGCTGATCGAGGCCAGCGGCATGAGCGTCCAGGACATCCAGGCAGACGCCCTGGCCCGGCGGTACGAGATCGTGTACATCGACTATCTCCAACTGGTGGAGCCGGAGACCCGGAAAACCAACCGCACGGAGCAGGTGTCCGGCATCAGCCGGGGCCTTCAGCAGCTGGCCCACGGACACGGGATGCTGGTGGTGGCCCTGTCCCAGCTCTCCCGGGCGGACAAGGCCGGGGAGGACAAGCTGGTGGAGCCCACCATGTCCGACCTGAGAGAGTCCGGGCAGATCGAGCAGGACGCGGACGCCATCCTGCTGCTCTATCTGGAGGAGCCCGGCAGGCCGGACAAGAGCCGCCGGGTGCTGAAGGTGGCCAAAAACAAGGAGGGCACCCGGGGGAGGATCTATCTGGTCTTTGACGGACAGTACCAGCGCTTCCGGGAGAGCGCGCTGGAGGAGCCCGCCCCGGCGGCGAAGCGGCAGACCTACAAGCGGCCGCCCAAGACTCAGATTGACTTTTTTGACCTGCCGGACGAGCCGGTCCCATTTGAAGAAAAAACGGAGGAATTACCATGAGAACATTTGCAATCGTCAACCGCAAGGGCGGGGTGGGCAAGACCACCACCGCCGTGGAGCTGGCCTTCATCCTGGCGACCAGCTGCAAGCAGCGCGTCCTGTTTATTGACGCCGACAGCCAGGGCAACGCCACCAGCATGATGCTGGCCTCCGGCCAGTATCCCCACGGGGCCGGGCTGGCCGCCGCGCTGGAGTATCCCATCGAATACTATCCGGACATCATTTGGCGCACGGACTATGAGGGGCTGGACATCATCCCTGCCGGGGAGGATCTGGGGGACTATGAGCTGTCCTGCCTGTTGGGGCGGCAGACCCCGGACTTTGACCGTCTGCGGGATCTGCTGGCCGTGGTCGCGGAGGATGCGTATTACGACTCGGTGGTGATCGACTGCCCGCCCTATTACTCAGTGAGCTGCCTGTCTGCCATCGCCGCCTGTGACAGCATCATCATCCCCGCCGGGATCGACGCCTACTCCACCACCGGCATGGCCGGGCTGGTCCGGCAGATCGACAACATCCGCCAGGCCTGCCCCCAGATCCGGGTGGCCGGGGTGCTGGTGACCCAGTGGCGGCGGTCCAGCATTGGCGAGGACGCGGTCCAGACTCTCCGGGAGGAGAGCCCGGTCCCCATCTTCCGGACGGTGATCCGCCGCACGGACAAGGTAGTAGAATCCAGCTGGTCCCGTGAGCCGGTGGGGGCGCTGTCCCCCTTCAGCGCGGCCAGCCGGGATTACCGGACTTGGGTGGCGGAGCTGCTGGAGCGCGAGGGGGTGGCCAACAATGCTTGATCTGTCCGGAGTGCTGGCCCCCAAGGAGGGGCGCGACATCGAGGTCATCACCCAGGAGATCCTGGACGCCAAGCGCCGGGGCGGGGAGGCCATCCTCACCATCGGCCGGTGCCTGACCGAGGCCAAGCAGGCCATCCCCCATGGGGAATGGCTCCCCTGGCTCAATGAGCGGGTGGAGTTTTCGGAGCGGACGGCCCAAAACTTCATGCGGCTGGCACGGGAATGGTCAAATCCGCAAGCGCTTGCGGATTTGGGCGCCGCCAAAGCATTGACTCTGTTGGCGCTCCCAGCTGAAGAGCGAGAATCGTTTATCGCAGAAAACCATGTCGTGGGCGGAGAGGAGAAAACTGTCATCGATATGACCTCACGGGAGCTGGAAAAGGCGATCCGGGAGCGGAAGGAGGCCCAGGAGGCTGCGGCCAAGGCCCAGGCCGAAGCGTCAGCGGCGGAGCAGGCCCGGGCCAAGATGGCCGAGGATATGGCCCTGCTCAATGCCCGCCTGTCCGGAGCCCAGGAGGACCGGGAGCAGGCCGCCCAGGCTGTGGCCCGGCTGGAAGCCCAGTTGGCCGAGCTGAAGGAGAAGCCGGTGGAGGTGGCCGTGGAGACCGTGGTGGACCAGGCGGCCATTGAAAAGGCCCGGGCGGAGGCCGTGGCCGGGATGCAGGCCAAACTGGACCAGGCCCGGGAGGCCAAAAAGCGGGCCGAGGACAAACAGAAGATCGCCGAGGAAGCCCTGGAACAGGCCCGGCTCCAGCTGGAGGAGCAGGCCCGTGAGGAGAAAAAGGCCGCCCTGGGGGCGGACAAGGATCTGGCCCAGTTCGAGGTGCTGTTTGACCAGACCAAAGAGACGGTCAACCGGATGCACGGGATCCTCCTCAAGGTGCGGAGCCGGGATGAGGACGCCGCCGGCCGGCTGAGCAAGGCCCTGGCGGCCCTGGCCGAGGCGGTGAGGAGGTGCGCGGAATGAGCAGCTGGTATGAGCAGGCGGCGGCCAAGCTTAAGGCTGAGTACAGCCAGGTCAAGGGACAAAAGGAGCAGGCCATGCGCTCCGCCGTCCGGGACGTCCTGCTGGAGTTTTGCCGCCAGGACGAGGAATTTGCCCAGGCGGTGGTCCAGGGCGGCTCGTTTGCGGCGTGTATGACCGCCGTGGCCAAGGGGGTGGGCGGCTCTATCTCCGATCTGGAGGCTTACCGCAGGGCGGCATCCTTCTACTTTGACGGGGCGGTGGTCCAATCTGTGGTTACCATCTGTCTTACCCCGGCGGAACTGGACCCAGACCGGGACGGGATCCTGCTGGATCTGTCTGACTTTTTCTGAGGGGGCGGGCAAGATGAGCTATACCGAACGGGAGCGCGAGATCCTGGACAGCTGGCCCACAGTGACAGCACAGGACCTGGAGGCCATGAACGGCCTGTTTTCCCACTACCTGTTTTTCAGCCGGGCGGGCGATCTGATGGGATTGAGCGGGATCAATCTGTGGGCTTCCTGCTGCGGGCACAAGGAGGCCCGCCCCTACCTCACACGGACCCAGGATCAGGAGCACTGGACCCTGATGGATCTGAGGCACAAGGCCCGGCTGACCTGCCCCTGGTGTGGGCGGAAGGTGACGGCCATCGACCTGTCCAGGGCCAAGGGCCGGAAATCCCTGCGGCAGACGGAGCTGACGGTGCTCCTCCGCGCCAAAGGAGACGCCCTCTATGCCGACGCCCTGGTGCTGTATAAGGACTACGCCGATGAGGCGGCGCTGACCGCGGGCCCAGTCGCCTGGTGCTCCAGCGGGTACCGGTTTGTCCAGGGCGAGGTGATGCAGGTGGACCATCAGTGGGATGACAAGCACCCCCGCATCACCTACGAGCGTGACAAACTGGGGCGGAAAAAGCTGGTCCAGGAGCCGTTTAAGGCCGGCTCCATCTCCTGGTACTCGCACGGCTCTTACTCCATCCTCAATCAGCAGGCACTGAGGGGCCATCCCTTTTTCCGGTACTGCGGATTTTTTGACCGATGGCAGTACCGGCCCGGCGGGGCCCGGGGCTATGCGAAAAGATTCCACGAGCTGATCTCCTATCTCACCGCCTACTCCATCTACCCCAGACAGATCGAGATGCTGTCCAAGGCGGAGTATTGGCAGCCCATCGCCGACCTGGTATGGAGCCGGAAGAAAAACGCCGGGGCCATGTGCTGGGAGGAGAGCGACCCCCGGAAGGCGTTCGGGGTGGACAAGCGGGAGCTGGCCTGGATCATGGGGGCCCATCCGCTCATGAAGGTGCTGGAGGTGCGGAACTATGTGCGTAGCCATTGGGACAAGACCTGGGACTTGGCGTTCTGCGTGGATTTTTGCAACCTGTGGGGCGGCCAGATGGACCCCATGGACGTGCTGCGGCTGGCCAAGCGGTACCGGCTGGACCCAGACCGGCTGCTGCGGTACTTTGACGGGGTCTTTGTCCAAAACGAGGACTATTACTGCACTCTGTTTGAGCTCTACCGGGATTACCTGGACGCGGCCTATGCCCTGGGCCGGTGCATGGAGCACAGCGCAGTGCTCTGGCCGGAGCAGCTGTATACCGCCCATGACATGACGGTGGCAGAGCGGGCCGAGAAGCAGGCCCGGACAGAGAGGTACCGCCGTGCGGCGTCTCTGAAGGAGCGGCGCCTAAAGTATGAGTTCGAGCTGGACGGCCTGCGGATCGTATTCCCGGCCACGGCCGGGGCCATCCGACGGGAGGGCAAGGCCCTGGCCCACTGCGTAGGCGGCTACGCATCGCGGCACATGAGCGGGGTCTGCACCATTTTGTTCCTGCGGCGGGCGGACGAACCTCACACGCCCTACATCACCATCGAAATGGACGGCAACAAGATCCGGCAGATCCACGGCTACCACAACGATACCCTGGCGGGCAGCCCCAAGCCGCGGGAGGTACACAAGGACTTTTTGGACGCCTGGCTTCGGTGGCTGCGGGCCGGGAGCAAGCGGAATGAGGACGGGACGCCCAAACTGCCCAAGCGGAAAACAAAGAAAAAGGAGGCGGCATGATGCAGATGTTAAAACCCGGCGACCCGTGCCCATGCTGCGGACAGCCCATCAAAGAGGGCCTGTCCACGGAGACGATGGTATTACTGAGTTGGCTGGCGGAGGGCATGGC